TGTCATAAGGTATACGTGACTGATGAGAGTCCAATGCTTCCAAGTAAGCGTTCGCAGATTCTACAAGGTCTAGATAAGCCTGTAGTTCCGTCTCTGTTAACTCGTGCAATATATATCTGCGTCGCGTTGTTTCGTGGGAGTAACCTAGAAACTGCGTGTACTTCTGCATGTCGGAATACACGCCCGCCATCTCCGCAGGCAACAGCGAACTTGTATTGCAAAGGATGCGTTTTAGAGTAGCTATTTGTTCCCTCAGCGAGCTTGCGCCCAGAAGCATCTGTGATAATTGCCGCAACTCGGTACTTGTAATCACCCGGACACTCCTTGATAGCTAGTTTAATGCAGGAGTCTAGAATGTTCTTCATTCACTCTTTAACGGTTATCCCCGTCCCCCATAAGCGCCATTCGATTACGTCTATCTTCGAGCTTCTTAAGGTTCATTGTAAGGACTACAGAGGGTTCCACGTTAAGAGCTAGGCAAAGCTGCCCAAGGTACCAATAAACGTCCCCTAGCTCCTTACAGACGGCCTGAATGTCCCATGTCTCGTCCCTGTAGCGCTTAGCCATCTTTCCGGCTACCTCACCAGCTTCTTCCACAAGTCCTAGCGCTAAGTAGTGAAGTTCGTTGCCTGAGCTAGTACCAGCTTCAGGGTAAACTGCGAAAGCACTAGCTTTTGAAGCATAGTCATCGATATCAAAGACCGAGTTAATCACGCTGAGACTTTCTATTGTGTTCACGGGAAATATCCTTTAGTTCCTTGGCAAGTTCTTGCTTGGTTTTAGCTCTATCGTAGTGCTCTTTGTCAGAGTCCCTAGTATAGCGCTCAGTGTCTTCAGTTTTGTTTTTGTCAGTCAATCGTAAACCTATCTAGATGCTCTATTATAATATCTTCAAAGTACTCAATCAAGTCTTCTGTACTCAACCCTAGTATCTCTACCATAGCGTCGGGATCGTACCGATCTATAAGAATTTGTTTGATAGTTTCTGACAACATGGCTTAGTCCCTTCTTGCCTTATCCGTACTTTCTACGCAGATATTCCGTTGAAACAAACATAGCATCTCCCCATCCGTTTTGAACTTCATGAAGAACTACAACCCCACGCCAGTGCTTGTTACCTTGGTACCCTTTGTACCCTTCGTCGTGCAAGTAAAAAGCACCAGCCACGAGCCCGAATTGCTTATCTCCGTCCACCAGTTCTCGGCAACAGTAGTCCAGTTCTTGCCGGTGGCCCTGCACGAAGCTCTTTCCTACTCGCTGTACTAGGCTGTGAGCCCTGCCAGTGTAGGGCCTCCCTGACATAGGATTAGCGAAATAGTGGGAAAACAAGATCCCTTCTATGTTTACTACTTCAAGGAAGTCGTATAGCTCCCACCCAAGTTCCTTGATACCTAAGGTATCGTAGGAAATAGACCCTTGTAACTCTGGATTATTCTCTGTGTAGCGTACAATTCTCTGTTCGTGATTACCAAGAATGAACACTAAGCGAGGATTGTAGGCTTGGTTCCCTTTCTTTTGTAGTGCACGTAAAGGACGTGTAATCTGCTCTAAGGCGTTACGGGAGAACTCGATGTCTTCCGATATCCGCCTACCCTCTATACTGGCTTTCCCTTTGTCGTAAGAGGACAGGGAGGGCATATCGAAAAAATCTCCCAAGTTAACAATGATGTCAGGACGGACTTTGACGATGTACTTTCCCAACCAATCCAAGTGACTAGTGTCCACTCCGGGCTTGGTTTGACAATCAGGAATTACTAGTATTGTTTTCATATATTATTTATTGGATTCGTAGTACACTTCGCTAATGGGGGTACGCTTAAGATCAATATCCAAGTAGGTTTCCAGAGCACGCTTGTGTTTCCGAAATTCGCCTTCGTCTCTCTCCAATTGTCTCTCACAGTACCTTGAGCTTTGTTTAAGCACGCGAATTTCCCTGTATAATACGCCAATAACAAACACCAAAACCACAGTGAAGATGCACATAAACGTACAAAGAAACCCTGTAGTAATCATAACTCAGTCCCCCCGCAGTACTCTGGTAGTCTGGAACATTCAGCGCAGCCTGCCGCTTGCATTCCTTCAGTTTCTTTAGGCTTATTAATTGAGAGTAACTGTAGTTCTTTACCTTTAACATAGCACTCTCTGTAGGTTTCGTATCTGCCAGCAGGAACAACTAGCGGTCCGCTACCCGTGTCCACCAGGACAAGCAAAACGAATGGTAAAAGTAACTCAGGCACGGTTGTTATACCCTCCTAACTTTGTTAACTTAAAAACAAGGATTGTAAACTTAACTTAAGTCCTCTCCTAGCGCTTGTCTGAAATCCACTGGTTTCTTACGTCTATCCCGCTTTACTAGCCACGTATCTGGTGGGTGCTTGATGCACCACAGGAATCCGTTCCTAGTAGCCCAATCAGAGTACCGTTGTTTACTTCTTCCACCTGATGCTAAAAAGTTATCCTTCATGAAAACTAGTCTAACATCTAGGCGGGGATGCTGTCGTTTGACAGCGATCATCTTACTGCGATCTTTCGCTAAAAATCTCCCTTTTGTTTCTAGGAAAATATCTTGGTTAATTAGGTGGAAGTCAGGAGTGTACTTCCGGACTATCTGTGCTCTAACAGGTCCGCAATTAGGGCACACAGTAGCGTTACGTCCGTACACTAAATAATCAAGAGATTCTTGTTCGTACTCGAATTCTACTTTCTTACTCCGTAAGTAATCGGCTGTAGTTTTCTCAAACCCGGACCGGTACCTACCTTTAGAACGGCGCATCATTCTCACCGTAGCCCGGGTAAGGTGGATACCATTCCTCTCCGTTTTTCCGTCTAATCCACAACATGTTTCCTCTTTCGTACAGAGTTTCTGAAATTGAATCAGAAGATACTGTATTGTAGGTTTTCAAGTACGTATCAAGAACGATGTCCCACCATTCCTCGGCGTTCTTACCGTGTGCAAGAAGCTTTTTAGCAGTCTTGGGGCCTATTCTGTGTATTCCTGGAATGTTATCTGCGACATCTCCCGTTAGTAGTTGCTCAAAGAAAAACTTATCCGCTTCGTATTCTGAAACATAATAGTATTTATTAGTAACGTAATTGAAGTGCCACCCGGCGATCTGGTCTAGATCTTTATCTACTCCCACTACGCAATAGGGTGTGTGTAGGGAATCATTTTTAGTTTCGTTAGCAAGAATAGAACACGTATCGTCGGCTTCGCCTACATCAGAATTCACAAGTAACACATCGTACCCGTAGCGGTAGTATCCTTTGTCGCGGCTAATAATAGAGTCAAACATCTCATCCATAAACAAAGGTTTAGCAGCCGTTGAACGATGTCCTTTGTACTCTATGTTCCTTGTATAGTTAATAGCTCGGTATCTGCCTGCCGGCACAGAGCGTGTTAGACACAACATTACTTGAGTGCCTTGAAGGCTTTTATCCAAGTCTACTACGCGATAGACTATATCTTGGATGTATCTCTCCAATTGAGTTACTGCGCTAGATGCCGAAGGGGGTTTAGAAAACCCCACGCGGTACAGCAGAGTGTCTACGTCTATAATAATCATTGGGGATTAGTTTAGAGTGTCTAACTCGTTAAGGACTTCTTGGTAGTCTATGTCACCAGAAGTGTACGCCTCGAAGCTACGGGCCATCTCAATAACGATTTTAGAGTAATCGTCGTAGGCTGTATCGTTCCAGAGTACCGCAGGGCAAGAAGTAAGAAAGTTGACTGAAGCGGTTAGTGCATTCTGACGGAGAATCAAACGCTGAGTGTGCAGCATAGGATCTCCAGGCTTCCCTGTAAGCTGCGCCACGGGTACGTGCTGGCTAGGACTCGCAGGGGCTTGCGTAAGAGGCACGATGACACCTCCAGTAGGTGCTCCGGAGGGATACACACTGCCCTTGATGTTTTTGTACACAATAGGAGTGCCAGTTTTAGTTGAGATAGCGTGTTTCTCAGAGTACTCAAAGGAACATGTATCACCCGGATTCACTTTTACGTTCTCGTCTGTGAACGCTGAATAGCGTTCCCCTTCTACCCAAATACTTTTACCTTCCCGACGTTCCACAAAACCCGTTACGTTTGGCATTAGCTTACAATATCCTTTTCTGTTACCCTGTTAAGTACATTATACAACGCGGCTTAGCCGCTGTCTACACCTTTAGAGATAATCTTCTATAATAGTCCGTACTTCGTCGCTAGTAAGACTTTCCATAGTTTTACCGTTCCAGTTGGAACCGTACTTCACGTCGTAATCGTATTTAACTGCTAGATGCACTCCAAACAATTTAAAGAACTCGTCTGGAAACGCAACAAACGTATCTTCTATTAGTTTCAGCAGAAAACAAAAGTAATGTGCTTTACAATCAAACACGAAGCTATCGTGAACAGTACCTACGATCCTAATATCGTAGTTGTGGTTGTTTGCTTCCGCTACCCTGTCACTTAACATATTTCCTAGTATAGGAACAATGTCACCTGTAGCAAATCCCTGAATGTTATAATTCTTTAGTTCGGTGAGAGAGTAGTACCACCGTCCGTTTGTTGTACCCTCGTGCGGAAGGTGAGCGTACAAACGTCCTGTTAGTTTACAGTGCCTGTACAATCGTTCTTTGCTGGGTTCGACTTGCTTGTTAAGGCTCTTAGTGTGCACGTCGCGTTGCTTTCTAAGTTCCTCGTGGAAAGCAAATACCCCTTTGTAGTGCGAGTAGAATTCCTTTATAAATTTCTCAGCAAACGCAACTGGAATACATAGGGTTTCAGCTATTTTAGAAGCTTGCGCACCATACTGCAGTTGGAACGTCATTACCTTTGCTGATTTTCGTTCCGCTTTAGTGACTAAATTTTCTGGCTTTCCTAGCCACTTCGCAGCGTTACTAGTGTGAATATCTACTTTTGCATTTAGTTCCTTTATGAGTTGTTCATCTCCAGTAATCTCGGCTAAGGCGCATATTTCTAGCTGCGCACAATCCACTTCCACTAGGAAACCTTCATCTCCGAAGCGGGATACGAAAGCATCACGTATACTTGCAGTCATGTGAAGATATCTCTACTCACCGGATTTAAGATTCTGCATGTTTGGCTTATTAGCCGATATACGTCCAGTAGGGGTTATTGTGTGCTTGTACTCACAGTGGACAGAGTAGTCCCCGTTAGGAAGTACCTTACTAGCTTCCTTGTAACCCTTAAAGTACGTACGAAGTTCTTTGGCAAGACTCCTGTACTCCAGCAAGTCGTCCACGAACGCGCTTTTAGTAAGTTTTCGTAGTGCTTGTTCGTCCAAGGTAGGCACTAACTTACCTAGTAAACTTGAGTAAACATGTGCAGCAACAGAGCAAGTCCAGGACTCCATGCGGGACTTTGGTTCCCCTTTGCGAGGTCCAGTTACGTAAAAGGCACCGGTAAGTACCTTTGCAGTTGTTTTATAAGAATCTCCAAACAACACACTGCGAAGTTGAGGTAACGAATTAGGATTGCAATCTTCAAAACTTAAGTTAGGTAAACTTTTATGCATTTGCCACCGTAGCCTACTCTCAAAGAAGTTTAGTTTTTCTTCAAGAGAAACTATGGTGGAATCTAATACATCGGCGTTCATCACCATACCATTGATACTCATTGCGTGAGTGTTCATCTTGAACAACATACGCTGTAGTATTAGATTCTTGTGAGGATTGCTAAGAGAGCTATACACTTCAAGTTGCTTACGGAACAACTTGTGAGTTATACAAACGTCTTGTATACAGTACTTTTCTAGTATTTCTTTTGGTATATCTTTGGGACTTATTCCACTAGCTATCATCTCAGAAACTTCTGAATCCTTGGACTCTATTCCGTACCTAGCGCAGGAATCGTTAAGACTAGGGAACTTGTACTGTTGACCGTAGGCTTCATATTCAAATATAGCGGTATCCCAAAATATAATTCTACTATCGTGCACGCCACGAGAATCTACTTGAAGTATGTCGAAAGCTAGATTGTGACCAACAATAACGCTTGGCCACTTTCTAGTTCCTCGAAGTGTTTTTATAAAGACTTCTAAATTAGAAACGAAGGTACTTTTAGTATAGAAAGTACTCATTGCATTAATGCCGTGGCGGGGATAATACAGGCTCCCTAGTACGAATTCCGGGGGGTCCACATAAAGACTCTTATCCTTGTTTATAAGGGTAGTTTCAGTGTCAAACACTATGTACTGTTGCAAACGTACCGCTTCTTGTAACATCTCGTAAGTGTGTGTACTCACAGGTTTATGTACCGCGCTTTGTCGCCATCTAAAAGAACTTCGTAGTGCACGTTAGAACCCGTGAGTTTGTTCTTAGGAGTGTACACGAACCTTTTGTTGCCGTCAACAGGAGTTTTTCCCAAAAACAGAATAGCGTCAGCTTCCCCTTGTGCACCAGTTTTAGAACCATAGAGACAAGTCATAGGAGGGTACTTCACACCCTCCGCGAATGGGTCCATTTGGTTGGAAGCAATCACAGGGCAAATGTGCTTAGCAAGGTTTCGCGCCCACTCACAAAGCTTTCTAAAACGTTCCGCTTCAACGTCCTGCTTGTTACCTACCGCCCCTTGTACCTTGTACAACTGGTCAATAATGATTAGGCCAGGATCGTACTTATCAAGTGCTTTCTCTACTTTTGATATGTGATTCGCGTCATCGATAAATATAATTTTATCTTTGCCAAAGTGAGATTCGTATTTGCGTACTGCGCCTAACATATCTTTGAGAATATCCTCCTTGGTGTACCCCAAATACGATTGTATGACTCGCAACTTAACTTTTCGAATGTGTTCCTCGTTGTTGAACCACAGAACTTGTTTTCCGTCTGGCAACTGTTGGGCAATGTGCCAAGCTTCATTAGCAAGCAACGTAGTTTTACCGCCATCAGGGCGGGAAGCAAGAAGGATAAACTCGTGGTTAAGAGGTCCAAGCAGTGTGTTCAAAATTTGCACGTACCAACTCATACCCGTAGTTTTTATGCCTTGCAGACTCTCAAGCATCGATTCTTGTACGTCTTCCACTAAGTTTTTCTCTAGCTTGATACTTGTACGTTTGTATGTATCTAGCAAGTCTTGCAAGCCGGAAAACGTGTTAATTTTTCCTTCCGCAATCCGTATTGCCTCTCCTGCGATAGCTTCCGCAGAAACTCTGTTGTGCAGGATCTGAATAACAGCAGGACTAGCGGGCCTAGTATCAGTAGCAAGAGTATCGCATATGTTCTTGATTAGATTAAGATATTTTGAGCTAGGGTAATTGAATGCAAACCACATATAGAAGTTATTCCAGTCTTCTATCGGACTTCCCACGTCTGCGTGATACCCGGGAACAGCCTCGATCATCTCCCACGCTTCGCGAGGTACGAAGTCTTCACGTACGAATTTAATAACTTTCTCGTATTCGTCCCGGTGCGAGAGTAACTTAAACAGATCAATAATCATGTAAGAGTTCCCTAAGTTCTTCGTCTGAGTGTTCTTTTGGATCTTTATTTAATTCTAGTACTTTTACATCGGACGTTGAAAACATAGACAGGCGCTTATACAACTTCACTTGATTAATTTTTACTTGCCAATTATCGTTATCAAGCATCACAACGAATCTATCGTAATCTTTAAGAAGGTGTGCCAGTTGCTCATCCTTCAGTGACGTGCCCCCTAGAGCGAACGCTGAAGCGATTCTAGACACTTTAAGCGCAGAGAGCATGTCCTCTACCAGCACTAGCCTAGTGCGCTCGTGCGACCGCTCAGAGACTCTAAGAGCGTCATAAACTCCACTTGTATTTCCGTAAGATTTATACTTTGGACTTGCTGAAGGAAACTTACGAACTTGGTAAGAGACTAGAGTTCCGTTTAAGAATCGAGGAAAGAGGACACCAGAAAAAGAATCTGACCAACACATTCCGGATGCGTCAATATCAGCCATACGTAACCCATGTTTGAGCACCCATATTTTAGCATCTTGATTAGGCCACAGTTTTAATCTTCTGATTGCATCAGCCGGGAGTACAATGCTTTGGCTTTTGTCTCCATTGCTGCTACTTTTTCCTTCGGAAAAGACAGGAGAACCATTGAAAGAGCTAGTGCGTTCATAGATCCCTGATACTCTTGCACTATAATTCGATCCAGCATTTGTTTTTGTTGCCAAAATACGGTTACTAGCATAACCGCGTTCGCCACAGTGATGGCAATATGCAATAGCTCCATTTGGAACCCTCTTTATGTATAGTTTGTCGTTGCCTGTACCTAATTTACAATGGTGCACCTTTACTTGTTCGCCTACGGAGTCTGGTACGTAGTCTTTCCAATCGTTAATATCTAATCTGTCCACACTTGCTCGTCCGTAGAATCCAGGGACTCGTCTTCTGAGTCTTCATCCTCTCCGTTGCTTAAGTCAATAGTAGATGCCTCCAAGCTACTGGATACAAGCGCCTCATGTATGATATGTCTGCACACTTTACACAAGTTCTCGTGCGTCATTCGGTCTGGTATCCATATAATTTCATCAGGATTTAAACATGAATCGCAAGCACGACACCTGCCACTCATTATAGGTTTGCTTCTAGCATACTTGTCCTTTGTTTCTTTCGGAAAGCTTTTGCGTTATCGCTTTGGCACTTACGACAATCGTAAGTCCCGTCCCTCTTTTGTCTAAGATTCAAGGCATCCCGTGGGTGTCCTCTTTTACAGTGTGTAGTTACGGGAGGTTTAGTGCTTGGTGCCTTGATATTCTTAATCGCAGCAAGAATACTAATATAATTAGCAAACGCTAAAGTGCTCACGGCATCTCGTCAGCGATTGTTCTAGAATGCTCGTGGCGGGCTAGCACAGTATTCAATAACTCCTTTGTGCCGCTTGCTTGTATCAATCTTAACAGCACCGCTACAAGCCCTCGCAGCGCATCGCGCTCCGCTTTAAGCGCGGTGATTCTATCCTCCGCCTCCGCCAATTTATCTGCTTTCATGGCATCTCCTTGCCGAGTGCCGACAGACGCAAGCATTGCACCGGCCATTCGTCTCGCCCGAAGTAGTCCTCGCAATAGCAATAGCCGTCAGGACCGCATGGATTGTCGACGGTGACGTATTCCAGCAGTCCGAGAGCGATGGCGGCGTCCTGCAACGTGCCGCCGTTGATGTCGCAACAATCGTTTTCACGCGACTTCGCTTCGTATAGCGCGCCCAGCGCGGCCCATGGCTTCATCGCATTGCGTTTAGCTTCTAGTTCGACGATGCGGGCTTCGAGTTGGGTGATTCTATCCTCCGCCTCCGCCCATTGAGCTTCCATCGCAGCATCATCTTGATTTGACATTCTCATAGCGACTTTTCCCCTTCGATTTTTCTGCGCCGCTTAGGGTGGCGCGTCAGCAGCCCTTGCAAAATATCGTAGCAACTCCCTGTATCGATTAATTCTATTAGCGCATCCTTAATGCCCGAGATTAGATCATCACGTTCCGCTTCGAGTTCAGCGATGCGGGCGTCTATTATTTTCATTGATTGTCACCTTTCGCCCCAGTGTCGTGGGGGATATGGCCGACTGGGATTTTCGGATTCTTAAGCCGGGCAATCTCCGCGCACGCCCACGCGAGCGCGCCCAGCAATTCAGTGGGTGAAAGCGTACTGATGGGGATGCCATGCCACGCGTATTCGATAGTCGTTGTCTTGGTGATGCTCATAAGTATTTCTCCATCACGTTTGCGATCTGATTGAATGCGTTGCCATAATTGCCCTTCCTATGGCTTCGGAAATTTGCGGGACAAGGCTGTTTCCAACGGCGCCAATGGCTCGTCGCCGATGTCGCACCAATCCGGCGGGTATCCCATCATCCAGCTCACAAAGCGCGGGGACAGGCGGCCCCTCCTGCCATCGAGGAGGGTGGCCGTGATCCCCGGCGAATG